TCGATCAGGGCGAGCATGCGCTGCGCGTGGCTGCGCACGTCGCTCGGCTCGGCCGTGGCGAGGTTCGGGTCGACCTGCAGCGTGCCCTTGGCCACCGTCAGGCGCTCGTCGCCCTTGGCGGCCAGCGCGACCCAGCGGTAGAGCCCGGGCGCCCACGTTGCCGTGGTACCGGCCGAGAGTTCGACGCGGTACGGGGCAGCGGCGATCGCCGCGACCTCGTGCCGTTCGGGGCCGCTGAATACGTACACCAGCGCCCAGCCGTCAGCAGCCGGGCAGGCGGGCACGTCACGCGACCAGGCGACCGAGTCGCCGGCGTGTAGGGTGGTCGGTTCCATGGGTCACCGGGGTGATTTGCGGATGATCTTCACGCGGGGACGGGCCTTGGCCCGTGGTTTCGGTGGCTCTGCAGGGGCTGGCGACCGGGGCGCAGGTGGCGGGGTGTCGTCGCCCTCCTCCTGGTCGTCATCCACCGGCGCGGGCTGCGGATCCGCAACGGGCTGGCCACCCTTGACCAGGGCGACGAGCTCGGCACGGGTCAGGGCGCCGACCTTGCGGCGCTGCAGCTTGTCGCGCAGGGCGAGGATGTACTGCATCGCCTCACAGTCGAGGTAATGGTTTTCGCCGACCTGGTGGAAACGGCCCTCGCTTTCGCGCCACTCCTCGCCGACCAGCTGCTTGCAGTAGTCGTCGGTGACTTGCTGATGCAGCAGCCACCAGCCGGGCCGGGTATCCGGTCGACCGAAACGGCTATGCACCCAGCGCTTTGCGAGGGGCGAATCGAACGCCCAGCGGGCATCGCCGCGCTTGCGGGTTTTGCCCTTCTTGTCCTGCTCGACCAGCTCCTTGCGGAACGGTTTGTCGAGCTTCTCCCGGCCGCGCAGGGCGATGGCTCGCCCCTTGTGCTCGTTGATGAACTTGTAGACCTGGTCGTCGCGATAGCCGATATCGATGCCGGTCAGGCTGATGCCGTGACCGTCACCGTATTCGGTGTCGATCAGCTCGGACAGCTGGTCCCATACGGCATCCTGATCGGTCTCGCCCCATAGCTCGCCGTGCTCGAGGAGCATCGAGCCGAGGCCGGCGAACCAGGCGCGCACGACGTACACCAGGCGGTTTTTCTGCACGTCGATCGTGCAGTAGATCCGCAGGGGCTCGTGCAGCAGCTCGGCGGCGGCGTAGCCGAAGCATTGCGCGCGAACTTCCTCCCAGCTGGGGGCGTCGCCCGCCTCGGCGTAGCACTCGCCGAAACCCGTGTTGTAGACGGCCAGCAACTTGGCCGGGTCGCCATCGATCAGGGCGGCCAGCAGCTTCTTGGCCAGGAAGCCATAGGACTTCTTGACGGCGAAGCTGCACAGGCCCGAGACCCATATCGAGTAGTGAGTAAACCCGGCCGTGTCAGCGGTGCCGAGGATCTGGCCCGTCTTGCTGATCGACTCGCCGGGGGCAACCGGCACGCCCCGGGCATTCATCCAGGGGCGCCACTTGTCCTCGATCATGCAGCCGTTGCAGGGGCAGGTCAGCCGCGCATGCTTGAAGGCCTCGTCGGGCGTGCACTCCTCGGCCGAGCCCTTTCCGGGCCACCAGAGCAGGCCCGACCAGGGCACGAAGTATTCGCCGCACTCCGGGCACGGCACCGCCCACTCGTGGCGGGTGCCCGATTGCCAGAGCTGCCAGACCTTCGAGCCGACTTTCTTCGCCTCGGCGACGACCCAATGCCACAGGCCGGTGCGTTCGTCGGGGCGGCGCTCGATCTTGCCGTGCGTGGGCGTGGCGGTGTAACCGATTTTCGAGTCGGCGTAGGCATCGCCCCGCGCCTCGATGATCTCGGTCGTGTCACCTTCGCCCGTGTTTACGATGCGATCGACCTCGTCGACCATCACCAGGCCGGCAGAGTCGGCGGCGAGCTCGGTCGGCGAGCCGGCCCAGGCGAAACGGAACTTGGTACCGCCCAGCCACTTGACCGTTTTCGTGCTGCGCCCTTCGTACTTCGCCGCGAGCGACTCGCACTCGCCGAACATGGCCATGAATTTGGGCTCGACCGTGCCATCGATCAGCGGCTTGGTCGGGGCAACGTACAGGCAGGGCGTCGGATCCTCGTCGAGCCGGTGGCCGATGATGTTTTCCATCGTCACCGACTTGCCCATCTGCGTGCCCATGACGAAGGTCACGCGGGAAAAGCAGGGCTGCGCGAACGCCCAGGCGACCGGGCGCATATAGGGGTTCGTGTCAGGATTGAACGGGCCGGGGATCGGCGCGCTCGGCGGCATGATGCGCTTGTCGGCCGCCCACTGGTCAGCCGTCCTCGGCGGCGGCGCCTGCACCATCTTCGCCGCGTAGCTGATCGAGGTGGTCAACGTCCGCAGCGAGCTCGCGTGCGCGACGTTCGAGGCGGTCGGCAGTAGCTGCGCGGATACGCCGCGTTTCTTCAAATACTCGAGCTCGGATGGTGGCAGGGTCATCGATCACCGCCAGATCGGCAGCGCAGCGGCTAGGCAGCGCGTCGAGTTGAGTTGCATAAACGGCCGCGACGCTGACCAGGATCTGCGAGACGGTGTCGGCAGGTAGGAGCCGGCCGCGCGTCTGGTCGATCTCGAGCTGCAGCTTTTCGCGGCGCGCGCGCTTGAGCAGGCGGTCCTCGGTCGAGGCAGAGGCGAGCCCCTCCTCGTCTTCGTCGTCGTCGCCGAGCTCCTGGCGAACGGCGCGGGCGATCAGCCACTCGATCGCGGCCTCGCTGTCGATCTGCACCTCGACGCCACGACCACCGCCACCGGAAACCGGCAGGCCGTCGTCGATCAGTTTCGAGATCCAGCGCGGCGACTTGCCGATCAGCTCGCCGAGTTCCTTCTTGCTGACGATCTTGCCCATGGGGAGAAAGGACCAAAGGAGCCAAGGAACAAAAGCGCAAAACCGCATAAGTCCTTTTGAACTGATGCGGTTTTGATCCTCTGCGGAATAGGGTCGAGGCCCCGCCGTGACTGGCTGCGGGGTCAGCCGAGCGATGCAGGCCGGCAGGGCCTCGAGAAAGGAAGAACGGACCCGACTCGCGGATCCAAACCCGCGCGAAGGTCGCGAGTTTCACACCCGTGAGGGGTCACCCCCTCGGGGAGGACCCACAGGCCGAGGTGCAGGCCGGGCCGATGCAGCAGGGCGCGTCGACAGCATCAGCAGCCGGCGAAGCCTTGAGCGTTTCGCGCGCTTGCGCGATCGCATTGCGGCCGACGTCTTCACGGATCTCGTGCATGGTCTGCTTGAGGCGATAGCCCTCGAGCTTCCACAGTTCATCCCGTGCAAGCCGCTCGGCCTTGCTGATCGCCAGCTCGATGCCGAGCTGCAGACGGAAGTTCTCAGGACTCGCGCTGGCCGACTCAGCCGTCACCAGCGTGAAACCCGACGCCATGATCGCGGTGGCCAGCACCGTGGTCGTTCCTGGCACGTGGTGCGTGCTGTAAGTGACGCCCTTCATCAGCGCGTCAATGTGCTGCGGGGTGATGCGCGGCGCCGATAGCCCCAGGTTGGCGATCTTCGTCTCGACTTGCTTCTCTGCTGGTGTCATGCGGGTGCTGCCTTGTGAACTGGTGAAAGGGAAGTGCTACCCCAAGGGTTATAACGGCCGAGCCAGGAAACCCAACTCAGGGCGCCGGGCCGGCCGAAAAAACCTTCTCGCGCTCCCGCACATACGCCTGCAGCTGCTCGAGCTGCGCCGCGTTCGCATGGCATGCGCCGTAATTGCCGGCGACCGTGGCGGCCACCGTCGAGAGCTGCACCTCGCCGTCAGGGAGGGGCTGCAGCGGCCGGGGGGCTCGCATCAGCAGCGCCGGGGCCTGCTCCGAGATCCTCGGCGCGGGCGGCTGCGTCGTGCAGCCGTACAAAGCCAGCAGGCACAGCACAGCGAGAGTCGTCGGCAGGCGTGACATAAACGGGCACCCTTTGAATGATTGTTTTGCCTTGCTTCTCGATCACCTCGACCCGGTCGACGTACTCCGTCACCACCCGGTCGCGCACGGTGCCGAGCGCCTGGCCCTGCTCGAAGGCCTGCCGCAGCTGCTCAGCTGCCAGCGCCTTGGCCTTGCCCTGCTCGCTGTTCGCGCCGTTGATCCAGCCGAGGGCGAACAGCAACGCCCCGATCACGCCGAGCGCGACCAGGCCATAAAGTCGTGAAGTCATAAGCCCACCAGGTAGAGAGTGCGCTGCAGTTGCCGCCGCACGACGATGCCGCCGCAGTTGCTTGCAGCGAGCCGGCAATCGCGGCCCGCGACGAACATCCAGCGCAGGAACTGATCGGCGGCGGCGACGTAATCACCGGCGAGCGTCAGCCGCAGCAGCGTCGAGCGCGCGAGCGCTGTGCGCCCCAGGTTGTAAACGAAGTCGGCCAAGGCGATCTTTTGCCAGATCGAGGCCTTCGGCGCGGCGCGCATGACGTAATCGACCGACTCGCCGAGGTCGCCCTGCAGGTAGGCCGCGCATTGCTCCGGCGTGGCCACGTCACCAGGGCGAACGCCTTGCGTGTGCCCGGTGCAGATCGTCCAGACGCCGCCGCTGTCGGGGTAGGCCTCGAACTCGGTGCCTTCCATTTCCGGCGTGAGGATCATCAGGCCGGCGATGATCGCGGCGCGCTCGACCGGCCCCGGCAGGCCCGTCTCGTTGACGGTGAAGCCTGCAGCGGCGAGCGACAGCGTCACCGCCGCGACAATGCGCTTAATCAGCGTCATGGCTGCGCGACTCCTTGCGGCGATCCATCCAGAGGCGGAACAGCGGCACGACCCAGCGCCGGGCGACCAGGTCGGCCAGCAGCGCGGCGTAGTACAGCGCGGGCAGGACCAGCAGCCACTTCTCGAGGGTCAAGCCATAGAAAGCGAGCGGGATCGCCGGCGGCACGAGCTTGGCGCCCTCGACGGCGACGGCATCCGCCATCGGCTGCAGCTTGTGGGCATCCATCGGCGGCGCTCCGAGAATAAAAAAGCCCGCTCAGTGGCGGGCAAAGGAACACTGATGGCGTCAGTATTCGGAGGGTAAGAGGTGCGCCCGGTGGGCGCGGCGACCTGCAGAAACGACAAAGCCCCGCACGGTGGCGGGGCTTTGATTTGCATGTATCGCATTAGAGCACTTATTAGACATTATCCCTTACTTTTGCGCAATAGGCTTTTTCGCCTTTTTCGCTTATCCGCCTTTGCGCCTTTGCTCCTTTGTTCTTTTGCGCCTTACCGCATAGACCTCGCCCACCCGGCCCGGGCGCCCTGCAGGCTCCCGAAGCCCTCGACCTCGTGGCCACACCCACGGCAACGAGCACCCCACTTGCCGCCCGTCTCGAAGTAGCGCGGCAGCATGGCCGCCTTGCACGTGTGCCGATCCATATCGGGATCGTTGACCAGCTCCCAGGAGGCTGCCGCCGCGAGCTCGCAGGTCGTCACCTCGCCGCGATGGCGGCAACCCGGGCAGGCGTACACCCTGCGCCCCGTCTGCAGATCGAGACGGCGCTCGGGCTGGCTCCCGCATTGCGAGCAAGGCGTCATCACAACCCCCGATCCATCAGCACAAACCGGAAGCCCGCCAGCTCCTTGCAGAGCGCAGTCAGCGCGTCCCGATCCATCGCAAAAACCTCGTTGCGCATCGCCTGCCAGCGTGGGCACCAGTGCTGGTCCCAATTCGGCGTCGATACGCCCAGCAGCTCGCGCAGGCGGCAGGCGGCGTGCAGCTCCTTGCCGGCATTCACGAAGCGCTTCGCATCCTGCACCGCGAGGTGCGCCAGGCCCTTGGCCTTCTGCCTGGTCTTCGCCTGCACCTTGCCGAGCTGCGGCTCGTAGCGCGCCCACAGCGCCACCACGGCGCCCGCTTCGTCATCCCAGGCTTTCGAGTCGGCGTAGGCGTAGCGGATCCAGTGCTGATGCTCCGGCGCGAGCTGGCCGACCGCGCGGACGATACGGGCATCCTGAAAGGCCAGCGGCCCGAGCGGGATGCTGCTTTTCTTCTTCGGACGGGTCTCGCTGGCGATCACGCGCGTGGTTCCTTTCGCCAGGGCGGCGACGTAAGCGGTGGGCAGGCGCCCCGGCTCCGCACCCTCGACCGGGCACTCGGCCCGCTCCTCGAGGATCCGCGCCGGAACGACGTCACGGGTGTTTTCGATGGTGTAGGCCGCCACGCGCTTGCCGTCGTCTTCGCGGAAGTGCTGCGGCCCCAGGAAGGCGCCGAGCACCAGGTCGCGCATGACGGCGCGGTCGTGCGTCGTCACCGCCGGCACCCGGCGAGGGGCGGCAGCGACCGGCACCGGGTCGACCGGCTCGTCGATCACGTAGTAAGTGACCGGGGCAGGGCGGGGTTTTGCGGGGCGCGGATAGCGCGAGAGGCTTAGCGTTTGCATCGGGCGGCCTCCTGGCGATCGTGTGCGTCCTGGCACTTGGTGCAGCGGTGCGCGGTCGGCACGGCCTGCAGGCGGCCGGGGTGGATCTGGCCACCACAGCCAGAGCACAGCCCCGACGACTCGCTATAGCCCGAGCGGATCCAGCGATCGCCGAGGGCCACGGCATCACAGCGGCGGGCGCGGGCATCCATGAAAGCCGCGCCAATGTCGAGCTGCAGGTCGATGACCCGATCGGCTTCGCTAGGCATGAAGCAACCCCACCGGAGCACGGCCACTAGTGCCGTACAGGAACGCACGATCGGTCTCCTCGATAATCCGCGTGCTCAGGCTGCGCCACCAATCCTCTGCGGCCTCCTCGTCAAAAGCCGCGAAAAACGCGGTCGCATCGGCCGCTTTCGCGAAGGGCTTGATCGCTCGCGCTTGCGCGCCGAAGACGTCACCCTCGAGCACCACGCGGCCAGTGGGGGCGCCTGGCACCGTTTCGTCGATAGCCCGCAGCACTGCATGCGCCGCGACGCGGAACTCCTTCACTCGTCGATTCACTGCTGCGCCTCCTTGCGTGACGGGATGCTGACGAACTGCTCAAAAGCGTGACGGTCACGCCGGGCGAGATCCGCCACGTTGCGCAGAATCAGGGTGATGGCCTCGGCCTGCTCCTCGAAGCCGCCGAGCTCGCAGATCAACGCGAGATCCGCCTGCGTGCCCTTGTAGGCCTCGAAGGTGATCGGCAGCGAGGCCGCGCGCTGCGCGGCGGCGGCGTCGCGCCGACGCTTGCGGCGCTGGCGGATCCGCGCGTGCCGGCGCGCCCGATCGGCGGGCGTTTCGTTCGCCGGGGCCGGCTCCTCGAGGTCGAGGGCCAGCTCGGCCAGGTCTACCGGCTCCAGGTCGTCAGTCGGTGCCTCAAGCATGGCGCGCCCCCTCGAGCCGCTGCGCGACGCGGGGCATATTGAGATGCAGCCACAAGCCGGTGCGCAGATCCGCGCGCTCGCGGCGCGTCAACCAGCGCTGGCCGATCGCCGGGCAGCGCTGGCAACGAATGTGCCCGGGCGTGGTGAAGGCCCACTCGTGGGCGCAGGCGATGGGCTTACTCACCGGCCACCGCCTTGCCCTGATCGAGCAGCAGCTGCAGCGCGGGAAGGGGGCGGCCGGTACCGGCGGCGACCGACGTCAGCTCGTTGATCAGAGCGAACACGGCGTCGACGCCCTCCTTGAGCATGCGGTCGACCTCGGCCGGATCGTCGTTGCGGTCATAGCGACCGTTGTGCGAGGGCTTGGCGGCGGCGATGAACTGGCCGACCTCCTCCATCACCTCGCCGATCCGCGCGGGCACGGCAGCAGCCGGGGCGGGCGAAAGGGTAGGCAGGCGAAGGTTGGGCACGCCGATCAGCGCGAGGCACGCCTGCTGCGCGCGCTTGGCGTCGTCAGGCGGCAGGCAGTCGAGCCAGACTTGTTTCCACTCGAGCGGAAAGGGGGCGGTGCCGTTGAAGATCCGGTTTAGCCGCTGGCCCCAGGCCTTGCGACTGCGCAGGTACTCCTCGCCGTCGGTCGGCTCCGCCAGGGGCTCGACCAGATCGGCAGCAGCCAGAGCAGGCGCGAGGCGCTCGTGGGCGAATTTTTCGACCGACCACTCCGAATGCCGAAACCACAGATTAGTGGCCTCGAGCACGATTTCCCGCTCTGTACGTGCCGCCATAGCACTTTTCCCCTCGTTGTGGGTCTGAATGTAGTTATGGCGACATTTTCTCTATACAGAACGAAAGTGGCAACACAATTTCGCCTTGGTGAATGGCAATTTTCCCTATTCAAATTGGACAATATGCAAAGGACTGAGAGAGGCCACCATGAGAGAGACCTTTTCCATCGGGCCGGCGATATTGCGTCGCCGACTGGCCCGAGGCTGGTCGATGCAGAAAACCTGCGACGAGGCCGGCAACGCGCTTTACCCGAGCTTTCTGTCAGCGGTGGAGAAGCAGAGCAGCATGCCAAGCGTGGCGATCGCCTACGCGCTGGCGAAAGCCTTCGGCACCACTGTCGACGCCCTGATCGAGGAAGCGATCGCCCCAGGCAGCACACCCGCCCCGGCCGAGTCGGCCAAGCGGGTGCCGGTCATCCCTTGGGAATTGGCCGCCGAATGGGCTGAAAGCCCCGTCATAGAACGGTTACCGACAGGTACCCCGTGGGTGCTGCCACCCGACAACCCGCCCGGCGCCGTGTTCGGCCTGACGGTGCGTGACGACACCATGCACGCCCCCAGCGGCCCCGCCTTTCCGGTCGGGTCGATCATCTTCGTGGATCCACGGCAGGAAGCCGAGGCCAACGACCTGGTGGTCGGTTACACCGTCACCCCGGCCGAGCCGACCTTCAAGAAGTTGATACAGGACGGCTCGCAGCGGTACCTTCGACCGTTAAATCCACAGTTCCCGCCGATCTCGGTGGATGGCAATTTTCAGGTAATTGGAGTGGTAACCGGCATGCAGATGCGCATCGCCAAGGGGCTTATCCGATAAACAGTATGCAGAGGGTTTCTCTATAGAGAATGGATGGCGTAGACTGCGGACTTAATCCCGCAGCATCACCTTTTCAGCAAGGCGGAAAAGAAAAAGCCCCGGGTCTGGTAAACCCGGGGCTGATCTGAAAACGTCGCTTGGTGGCAAACTGACAAACAACTCTAAGTGCTTTACCCCGTTAGAGATTTTCCCTGTTTTGCGGGCAGGAGAAGATCAGGGCATAAGCGCTTCAACACGGTCAGTCTAAACCCCATCATTGCAGCGTCAACGGATTGTTCTTTTGTGCTTTTGCGTTTTTGTGCAAAGGAACATCATGCAGAACACGAAGGACGACGCGAGCGCACTGGCCCGGTTCTACGCCGAGCGGTTCCGCTCCGACCCCTGGTCACTGATAGACTTTTTCGACGCCGATATCGCCGACGTGGCGGCCTCGGTCGGCATCCGCTGGTCAGCCATTCGCAACGAGTTCGGCCTGCGCGGCGAAAAGGTCCGCCCCAAGGGTAAAGACGGCGTAACCGACAAGATTCACCGGGGCAAGGTCATGGCGTGGGGCGACACGAAGCGCGCCGACGACTTCGACTATCCCTTCTTCACCTTCAACAACAACAACCCGGCCTATGGTCACGCGACCTGGTCGGGCCTCGCAGCGCTGGCCGAGCTCTACAAGCGCGAAGGCGGCAACGTCGCCAGCGAGAAGCACCAGCAATGGCTGGCCCGCCAGGAAGAACAGCGCGCCAAGCGCGAAGCCGCGCAGAAAGAAGCCGAGCAGCGCCGGGCCGAAGCCGAGGCGCGCATCCACCGCGAGCGGCTGGCCTATGAGGCCGCCTGGCACTGCGGCGGGCGCCACGAGTTCGAGTACGAAGCCGGCGGCAAGATCCGCAAGGGCTTCGTCGAGGTCATTGGCGAGGAGGACGGCAGCGCCCCTTACCTGCAGGCGAAGCAGATCGCGGCGATCGCGTCACACTTCAAAATGCAGCGTATGCGTGACAGTCACGGTGAGTTTACCGCCGTGCCGCTGTTCAATATCTCCGGCGTGTTCCTCGGTCTGCAGCGCCTCTATGCCGACAAGAAGCTGCAGGGCACCGGCGTGAAGATGGACGGCGCCCACTGCATCCTTGGCGACCTCGAGACCGCCGACCGGCGCTACAGCGTCGAAGGCTTCGCCACCGGCGCCAGCGTCTACTTGGCCGAGCTCGAGGCCGGCAACGAAGTGGCCGTCGTGGTCACCTTCAACGTCGACAACCTCGGCAAGGTGCTGCGCCAGTACGCCAAGCACTACCCGGCCTGGCGCTTCCATAACGCTGCCGACAACGACCAATGGAAGCCGCAGGCCGGCAATGCCGGCGTGCTGGCTGGCCTCGAGATCCACCGCGATCTGCAGCACCCGGCCATCCTGCCGAACTTCGCCGCCAGCCTCGAGCTGTTCGGCTGCAGCGCGCAGCAGATTGCCGAGCTCCGCGCGCAAAACCGGGCGCCTGTCGTCGGGTTCAGCGGTGAAGAGCTGGCCGCGTTCAAGGCCGCCCGCAAGGGGCCGACCGACTGGAACGACTACCACGTCGCCTTTGGCCTGGCCGCCACCGCCAAGGCCCTGCGCGCCCGCGACAGCGTGCTGCGCGCCGAGAAGGACTGGTTTGATTACTGCCTGCAGCGCCTCGGCTATTCCGGCATCACGGCCGAGAAGGCCGCCAAGTCGGCCGCAGCCGCCGGCATGCTCCTGGTGCCGATCCGCTACACCGGCCGCGAAGTGCTGCGCATGGTCGAGAAGAAGATCCCGGCAGGCGTCGAGGTCGACCGCTTCAAGATCCGCCGCTTCGTCAAGTGGCTGGCCGACCAGAAGCTGCAGCAGGCCCGCGAGCTGCGCGGCTTTTCCGTCGCTACCCTGGCCAAGCCGCACGTGCAGCACCTGCGCGTCGAAGGCGTGCGCGCCGCGCACGGCGGCATCGAGCTGCCCCCGCACTTCGCCGACCTGGTCGATTCCCTCGAGGGCATGATCATCAGCCGCGCGCCGATGGGCTCCGGCAAAACCGAGAAGCTGATCGCCCCGCTGATGCAGGCCGCCCCGAAAGCCGCCTATATCGCCCACCGCGTCTCGCTGCTCGACGACGCCGCCTCGCGCCTCAACATCCAGCACTACCAGCAGGTTTCGGCCGCGTGGATGCGCGACGTCTCGCACCTGGCCTGCTGCGTCAACTCGCTGACCCATCCGAAGTTCTACAACACCGACGAGCGCAGCTGGTTTACCACCGTCGACACCCTTTGCATCGATGAAGCCAGCCAGGTGATCAGCCACACCGCCACCGGGCCGGTCGACGGCCGTGTGCGCGTGTTCGATGCCCTGCTCGACGCGGTCGCCTCGGCGCGCCGTGTGCTGCTCTGCGACGCCGACGCCAACGACGCGGTGGTCGAGTTCTGCGAGCTCGCCCGCCCAGGTCAGACGATCACCATCCTCGAGGTCGTCGGCCCGACCGATCATATCCGCGTCAACCACACCGACGACGAGACCGCCTGGCAGGTCGCGCTCGATTGGATCTGCGCCGGCAAGCGCGTGCTGGTCGCCAACGACAGCGCCGAATCGGCCAAGAAAATGGCCGCCCTGATCGAGGAGCGCATCGAGCACGGCGAATGCAAGCCGCTGCGCATGCTCCTGGTGCACGCCGACAGCAAGGCCGACCCGAACGTCGAGGCCTTCCTGCGCAGCCCCAATGCCGAGGCGGTGAAGTACGACGTCCTGATCTACTCGCCGGCGATCAGCTCGGGCGTTTCCATGACCACGCCGCACTTCGAGCGCCATGTCGGCCTGTTCAGCGGCAACACCGTCAGCCCCTCCGACGCCATCCAGATGCTGCGCCGTGACCGTACCGCGCGCGAGTACCTGGTCGGGATCGGTCACAGCTCAGCCCAGCGCGCCACGGATCCCGAGGCCATCTATCGCGGCCTGATGGAGCTCGACGGGATCACCTTCGCCTTCGAGGAGGATGCCGGCGAGGCGCGCTTCGTCAGGAAGAAAACCGCTTTTGATCATTTGTACCTGACCAGCGTCACCACCGAAAACAAGGCCCGCAACGACTTCGCCAACAACCTGCTGCTGATGCTGATCGCCGACGGCTACCAGGTCGGCCGGGCGGATCTCGACGACCCCGAGCGCACGAAAGAGAGCCGCAGCAACCGCAAGCACGCCGGCGCGCTCGTCTTCGCCAAGCGCATGGATCTGCTGACCAGCGTCGAGGTGCCCGACGAGGAGACCTTCGGCCGCCTCAACCGTCAGGAAGTCCGCAGCGAGACCGAGAGTGCCCAGGTCGACCGCTACCACCTGGCCCACCAGCTCGGCGTGCTCGAGCCCACCGAAGACGACGTCGCCTTCTACGACGATCGCGGCATCGCCAAGGTCGTCGCCCTCGAGCTGCTGCAGGCCGAGGAAGCCCAGGCCAAGGCCTACGACGAAGCGCAGCGCAGGGCGCGCGTCGTGCTGACCCAGCACCGCTACAAGACGGCCACCCGCGCCTTCCTGGTCGAGCTGTTCGAGACCCTCGGCCTCGATCGCTACACCGGCGCCGGCGAGTTCTCAAACGAGCAATGCAAGCAAGTGCTCGCCAAGGTCTGCGCAAGCCAGCAGGCCCTTGATGCCTACAATGCCCTGCGCATCGGCCGCCACCTGCACAGCACCAGCGCCAAGGTCTGCGCCACGACGCTGGTCAAGTCGATGCTCGAGCGCTTCGGCCTCACAGTCGAGAAGCGGTCGAGCAATGGGCGGAACCTGTTCTCGATCAATGCCGACCGGTGGTCGTTCGTGATGGCCTACGTCTTGCGTCGTCAAGCAATCGGCGTCCACTCCCTGACGACCCACGAAGCGGCCAGTGACTACCAGCCCAAGGAAGCCCCCGAAGCCCTGCCAGTCGAGCCACAGGCCCCGGCGCCCGTGGCCTGCAGCGACAGTGACACTTTGCATTGTGAGGGTACAGACACATATGAAAAGTATCCCTTGGCAGTGACCGAGCATCTACTCGCTTTGGCTTCTCGCTGTTACCGCCCCTCCGGCATACCGCTGGCGCGCCTGGTGGGGGCGCTGGCGCCGGAGGTGGTTCGGGACTTCGTGAGTGGGCGGCTCAGTGATGCGTCAATAAATCGGACACTTGGCTTTGCCGAGAAACTTCTCCAGGCGTCCGCCCGGTGAGATACTGTACGAATGAACAGCAAGGCATATTGGCATCATCGCCAGAGGAGGGTAGTCGGTTGATGAGTCTCGAAAGGATGGACACCGCCGCAAACAAGATTCGCCGCTCGCAGGCGCTGCTCGCAATGGTTCAGGCCAGCGCGCAGCAGGTCAGCCTCGAGCAGATCCTCGAGGCCGTCGCCTCGGTTCAGGAACTGCAGGAGCAGGCCGCCGAGGCGCTCGAGGAGGCTTACGCCTTACGGCAAAAGCCGGGGCAAGCCCCGGCTGTAGATTGCACCGCGAATGGCACCGTGGCGTGCCTGTTCCCTAACGCTCGACGGCCTTCTTGAAGGCCTCGGCCATCGCTGCCATGCGGTCGGCATGCTCTGCGGTGGCCACCACCACACCGTTGACCGTTGCGGTCGCCAGATACAAGCCGTTTTCCTGCATGTGCGCCACCATTCGCGGCTTCGCCTTGGCGACCTGGTCGGGCACCTCGAGCGCGACCGCTTCTAGCGAGTGGTTCGGCGTGGCCAGGGCCTCGGCGGCGATCTCGAGATACTCCTTGATGTTCGGCCGGTAGCTGCCCACGTTGGTGGCGATCGCCTTCTGCGAGATCCGCGCCTCGGGCGCGGCCTTCACGGTCTCTTTCACCCACTGGTGAATGCGGTACAGCGAGGAGCTCGCGCGGATCCGCTCGTGCTCGTCGAGCGCCTGCAGCGCCTCGAGGCGGTTCGCCCACTTGCCCGGCACAGCTCCAGCAACCGCCACCGGCTCGACGTAATCGATCTTGAAGGCCTTGTAGTGGATCTGCGACTTCATTCCCTCGTGCCCGAGCATTTCCTGCCAGAACACGTCCTCGTTGACCTTCTTCCAGCGTGCATCCTGGCCGAAGTAGCGCTCGAACACGATCCGCGCCCAGATTGACCGGCTATCCTTGAAAACCCGCTCCTCGCTGCCGAAAACGCGCTTGGCCAGCGTGTTCAGGGTCTTGGCCACGCGCCGGTTCACTTCGACGTTCGACAGGTGCTGCAGCTCGAGCACCTCGGGCAGGGCGCGCAGCTTGGCGAAGGCCTCGAGCACCTCGTCGGCCTTCACCAGGGTGTAGATCCGGAAGGTCTCGCTGTAGTCGACGCCCTCGCGCCGCTTGGCCTGGCCGGAAAACTCGAGCTCGAACTCGCCCAGCTTCTTGAAGCGCCCCAGCTTGAGCACCTCGATCTCGCGCCGTCCGGTGGCCAGCGCCAGCCCCAGCGCCAGGTGCGAGAAGTAGGGCGCGGCCGACCCATCGGCGCGCAGTTGCTGCTGGCTCAGCAGGCCGTCGATCGTCGCCATAAGCCAGTGGTAATTGATCTCGACCGTATTCGTCGACCGCTCCTCGATGCGCTCGAGCTGCTCGTCGGCCAGGTCGGCCTTGGTCGCGGCTGGCAGCGTCAGGTGGCGCATGATCTCGTGGTCGAGCTTCATCGCGCGGATATCGTCGTAGGCGTCAGAGTCGCCAGCGCGGCGCACCTCGGCCAGCAGGTCGCGGTGGGCGAGGCGCACCTCGCTGATCTGCGCATGCGCGCCCATCGCCTCGAGCTGCTCGGCCCAGCGCGGGTGCCGCTTGGCCATCCGGCCGATCGCCTCCTCGAGCGAGTGGTGCCGCCAGTTCTGCGCGGTGACCGCCTTGCGGATGGTGGTTAGGTACCGGCGATAACTCGACGCCGCGAGCTTGTCCTCCTCCTTGCGCCGGCGGTCCTCGAACAGCGTGTTTTTCAGCCTGGCCGCGAGCCGGGTCAGACGCTTGGTCTTGTCGCCCCTGCTCAGCTCCGCATTGCCGTCGATCGCCCGCACGTCCTTTAGCAGCTGCTCGATCAGTTCGCCCAGCTCGACCTTCTGTCTTGATTCCCCACCCATGGCTCGCCCTCCTTTAGGCATACACCGTAAACCCTAGCGCAGATTCTACACATTGCAACTATACACCACAAGCCCTACTCACTAGCGCCATACACCCAAAGCCATAAGCCATGATCTGCGCCACTGGTAGATAGGGCCGCAGGTGTATGCACCCCAGCCCCATTCTATACGTATAGAATGGGGCTGGGGTGCATACACCTGTGGC